AGGCCATCATTGCTGATGGCCTTTTGTCATGAATTTGATGGTGCCCGGGGTCGGACTCGAACCGACACGGTTATTCACCGGCGGATTTTGAAACCATCGCAAGTCATTTTGAATCAATGACTTGCAGTGTTTTTGCGGGTTTGCTTGGGGATGGATGGGGCTTATTGGGTATCGCTGGTGAGCGCTGCCGCCATTTTGCCGCCATTTTTCAGCGCGGTGATCGGGTTGAGTTTGACTGCATCTTCGAGGTGGTCCGGGGCGAAGTGGGCATAGCGCATGGTCATCTTGATATCGGTGTGGCCGAGGATCCGTTGCAACACCAGGATGTTGCCACCCGCCATCATAAAGTGGCTGGCGAAGGTGTGGCGCAGTACGTGGGTGCTCTGTCCTGCAGGCAATTCAATCTCGGCCCGCCGTATTGCCTTCTCGAACTCGGCATAGCAGTCGCCGAACAACCTGCCGGTGCGCTTGGGCAGCAATGCCAACAGCCAACCGGCCACCGGCACGGTGCGGTTCTTTTTGCCCTTGGTTCGGGTGAAAGTAAGCCGCCCGATGCCAACCTGTGAGCGGGTCAGCTTTTCAATCTCAGACCACCGGGCACCGGTCGAAAGGCACAGCATCACAATCAGCCACAAGTCTTTCAGCCCCGCACAGGCCGCCAGCAACTGCTCGATTTCATCCTGATTCAGGAACGCCAGTTCGGACTCTTGCACCTTGTACTGGCGCAGCACTTCCAGCGGGTTGCCATGAGCCCACTCACCCAGGCGGCCAAGTTCATTGAATACGGCTTGCAGGTAGAGCAGTTCGCGGTTGATTGTGGTCGGGGATACCTGTTTGCGCTGACCGGGCACATAAAGCTCACCAGCCAATCGCCGTTCTCGGTAGGCGGCAAACTGCTGGGCTGTGAAGTCGGTCGCCAGCGGGTTGCCCAACGCCTCAGCCAGCCAGACCAGCTTGTCGCGGCGCCGGTCGCCGTCGGTCAGGGTTTGGCCATGGCGACCATGCCAGAGCGCCACCAAGTCACTCAGCCGCCGCTCATCCGCATGGCCAGCCTCTGGTTGTTGCCAGGGCTGGGCCAGCATGTGTTTTTCCCATGCCAAGGCTTCGCCCTTGGTGGCGAAGCGCTTGCGTTTGCGGGGGCCATCACGGCCTTGGGGATAGACCTCAGCAAGCCAGAGCTTGGGCTTGCCATCGTCAAGTTTGCGGACGGTCATAAGTTATCTGCACAACTCTTTAATATTTTTAGTGTCTTCAACAAACTTCATTGCATGCGGGCGAGAATATTTCCACTCAGCCTTTAACTTGTTTTTATCTGCACCGACATTCGCCATATTGCAAAGAGATTGGGTTGAAACTCCAAACTCTTGAACTTGCGAACGAATTAGCGATATAACTTTTGATTCATTATGGTTAACTCCAGCATAGGGAGTTAACCATTTATTGGCTTGAGCTATAGCGGGTTCAATGTTTTTTTCTCTTGATTTGCAAACTGCATCGCCGCTAACAGTCCCATTTATTATTTTTTCAATATCAGCGGTATTGCTGTATTGTTCCATTGCACTTTCAAATGAAGTATCTATCTTTTTTGCAACTGCGCACCGCTCTCTAAAATCAACGTCTTTTTCATTGCTAATAGATGGTGGGGGTGAAGACTGATTAGAGTATCCTGAACAAGTGCGCTTGCTGGCACTATAGGAACCATCATTGCATACAAAACGCCCGCCATCACAATGCGAGATCCCGCCTTTACTGCCTGAGCATGGCTGCCGTCCTTTGGCCTCAGCTACGTGAGTTATCAACACCAATAGCCAGATAGTTGCGACCTTAAGATACTGGCTAGACATCATGCCTCCAAACATAATTAATTTGATATTTTTTTAATATCATCAGGGGTGGTTATTTGTAGGGGGACGGCGTTGAATTCTAAAAACTCATTGAGCGAAGCAGTATCTATTACCTTTAATGATACATTGATTTCAGCTTTCTCGGTAGTGGCAGAAATAACATCGAGTGATACATATGTTGGGTGTTTTGCCGAAACCTCGTAGTTTTCATTGTTCCAAGTACAGCTGCCATTTATAGATTGGTTGCTTCTAGATTGTGACTTTATTGATGCTCCTGATTCGAACACTTCTTTCGGCACAGTTATATTGCAGTAGTTTTCATCATCTTTGCCGAAATAGATAGAGATTGCAGGCTTTTCAGTAATAGTGAATCCATCTGACACGGAAATAAAAGATAAAATCGGGGCCGCAGCTTTTTTATCTGACGATTGGTCTTTATCTCCGCCACAACCGGCCAATAACATCGAGATAAGGGCTGATACGACAATTGTTTTTTTCATATATTTACCATCAAATAAAAGGCAAGAGGGAGTGTGTAACATTCATCCGCCACGTTTGAAAATTCGGCGGTGCTCTACAACCACACCAATGATGGCGATGGGGGTGTGATCTGTGCTGAGGGTTTCGTGGTCATGATTGAGTGGCACCAATTCAAAACGAGGACTGCCGTCATCGTATTCACCACGGGACCGGTATTTTTTAAAAGTAGCCTCTTCGTGGCCATTCTTGGCAATGACGAAATCACCAGCCTTGGGGGCTTCGTCAGGGTCAACGATCAGCAGATCCCCCTCTTTGAAATCAGGTTCCATTGAGTTGCCGCGTACCCATAATCCAAACGCACAACTGCCAACGCTGACTCCAACCGAGATATATTCCAGACTGCCATCAAACGAGGTGGCCTGTTCGCACATCTCCCGCCAATGCCCTGCCTGCACATAGCTGAGAATTGGCACACGTAAACCCTGCGGGATCACTGCTGATTCAACATTCCGGTAACCAGCTGCAGCACTCTCAGATATTGCGCAGCTGTCGCCGAAAAGCAGCCACTCTGGCCTGACCCCAAGCGATTTGGCCAGGTTGATTAAGTTATCTCCCTTGGGGGACGTATCGCCTCTCTCCCACTGGCTTACGGATACGCGGTTGACACCGACTTCTCTAGCCAGTGCTTCTTGGGTCATCCCACAGCTCAACCGCTGTGACTTTATGCGTGTATGAATGCTCATGTAAGCAATCTTACTTAGAGCTTCCGTAGTTTTCTCTTCCCTTTCATGAAGTTTTCTCTTGCCTTCGGGAGCAAGCAGGCTTACATTCTCTTCCATTGTAAGTTTTACCTACCAAGAGAGTGAGGTAATGAAAAAACAAGATGCACTTGACCATTTCGGCGGAGTGGTCGGTCTAGCGAAGGCTTTGGGATGTAAGCCACAGGCCATCTCTCAATGGGGCGAAACCATCCCTCAAGGCCGTGCCTACCAGATTGAGGTGCTGACCGGCGGCAAGTTGAAGGCCGATCCCATCCCACCACGCGCAGAAGAATAAGGGGAGCAACCATGCCACCTCGTCATATCAACCCTGCAGTTTCACCTGCCCCAGCGGCGGCCATCAGTGCGATCAACCTCGTGATCTCCCCTGATACCCCACCGCTGATGCCCATCGCCAAGTTTGCCGATTGGGTGGGCGTGTCTGTTGATACCGCTCGCTCATGGGTCAAAGCCGGCCGCCTCGATGTGATGGAAAAAACCAGAGGCAACGAGCTGGTGATGGTCAAGGTGCATGTGTTCATCGCCAAGCAGATGGCCAGTGCTTTTCCATTCGTCCAGTTCAGGCTTGCGGCTTAACCATAGCGAACTTTGGAGAGGAATCAGAGTGTCAAATAAGCCCGGACTTCCACACAGCCACTTTGTCAGTGCCTGCGAGCGCTTCAAGGAGAGGCATAACATCAGCCAGTTGGAACGCGCCATCGGCATGAAAAGCGGCGTGCTACACAACAAGCTCAACCAGGCATGCGAAAACCACAAACCGACAGCCATCGATCTCATCGCGCTGTACCACGCCACCGAAGGGGACGAGACCCTGATCGACGGCATGCTGCTGGAATGCGGGCTGACAGCCGTCGCCATTCCTAAAGCTGAACGCGCACCATCACTTCCGCATCAAGCAATCGACCTGAACGCCAAGATCGCCAGCATTGGCCAGCGAGCGCTGGAGCTGGCCGAACGGGGACGCGTGTCGCGCACCGAACGCAACACCATCGTCAGTGTAGCCACCTCTGCAATGGGGTCGTTGGCACTGCTTATCCACGACATCGAGGCCCGCTTTCAGGCTGTGCCGACTGTCGCCTGCGCATCAGACCTACTGATGCAAACCATGACCATGTAAGGGGGAACCCATGCAAACACAACGCATTGACCATGAACAACGCAATTTGGCTGGCCTGCTGCCAGACGAACAGGCCGCGCTGAACACCGCTGGATTAATGCTGGTGCGCGAACTGTTCGGCAAGACCCGCAGCAGTCTGGACACAGACTGGCTGGCCATCAGCGCCGCCAAAAAGGCAGCGATCTGCACCATCGCCCGCCAGCCACGCGGCCAGCTGATGACTGCCACCCTGTCCACCCTGCCCCATGCGCAGCGCGAGGCGATCCGCCTGGCCGTGCAGGAGCTGGATTATCAGGGGGAGTTTCGCTGCGGCTGTGACAGCAAGATGTGGCATCCGGCACCGGTGACCACCCCCACCAGAGATATCGAGAGAGAGAAGAAGGAGAGAGCCGCAAAGCTGCGGATGAAGCGTGCAGTGCTGGCAGCAAGCCAGATGACACAACAAGGCCCGCGAGCAATCGGGCAATAAAAAGCCCGCTTAACGGAGCGGTAACTCCAAGCGGGCCTTCATTAATCAATCCATAGGACGAATCGACATGCCAACTTTAGCGATCCCCTGCGCTATGCGCAACCTTCGCATTCAACAACGCAAGCTGGCGGGCCGTTATGGCTCCCGCCTTACTCAGCACCCTGATGGTATTGCGCTCGCCGAGCGTTCAACAGCACTGGCTTGGGCCTCACTGTTCAGCTGCATCCATCCCTGCACCGCTCAACAAGGAGCATGACCATGACCGCACCCATGACCGAAATCAATCTGTTGAACCACCATGCTGCCAAGCGTCTGCGCCAGTTGCGGGAGCAGTTGAGCCTGAGCCGCCCCAAGTTTGCCGATCTGCTGGGCATTCCGCCCACCACGCTCAAGAACTACGAGCTGGGATACCGCGAGATCGGCGGTGGCCTGTTCTTGCTGATCGCCAACCATCCGGCGCTGACCGAGCACAGCCAGTGGTTGCTGACCGGCATCAATACCAACCAGCAGCAGGGGGCATAACCATGGCAGCCGTTATCAGTCGCCACACCGTCCCGAACATCAGGGCCGCCAGCGCCTATCTGGTGCAACAGGGTTACACCAACTGCGGCACAAATTGGCTGCGCGGCCAACGCGGTTACGCCCGCATAGAGCACCTGACATCAGGTGCTATCCGCATCATCGAGGGGGTGGCATGAGCATCGATGCAATCCATATCGCACAGCGCGCCGAGCGTGCAGTGCTGCCGCTGCTGACCGAACTGCTGGCCAGCAATGAGCAAACCAACCGGATCGCCCTGGGCGATCTCTACTCGGGCGACCAATACATTCAGGTGCAACTGGTGGTGACCAGCTGCCCTGCGGATCTGCTCGATGACGACTCAGTGATGGGGGACGAGGAATGAGCGAAGTCTATGTAAACCCCATGGCAATGCGGGCCCGTCTGGTAGCCGAGTTGTCAGTGCTGGATTTGTATCGGGTGGTAAGAACCACCGCCGCCAGCCTGAGTGACTGGGTAGGAGCTGACGGCGATTCGCTACCAGATCCGCTTGTCGGTGAAGTGAACACCAGCATGGTCGCCATGTCGGCCGCCGTTCATAGCATTGGCTACAGGTCAGCCGACGAGCTGATCAAGCGACTGGCAGCCTTCGAGGACACGGGTGAGCTGGTCGTGCAACTGCTGGCAGAGCTGAACCAGTGCGATGGCCTGCGCCGAGAGGATTTGGCTGTCACTCGGTCAGCAGTGTTGCTGTTGGCGATGTATGGGGCGCTGGCTCTTGCCAGCCGTGAGGCCAATGCAGACCGCGACGATGAGGAGTGTCTGGCATGAGCAACGACCTGATGTTCCTTCGCTTGTTTAACGAGTTCGCGGCCGCAAACCCACAGGCTGCGGATGAATGGCTGTTCGCTGAGGGGAGAAGCGGTTTTACGTGGGATCTCGAAGAAGAGCGGCTGGTATTCCAGCCGCAAGACGATGCCGCTCAGGAGCCGGTAGATGACCTGCTGCCGTTTATGGATAACCCGTTCTTCATTGGCGTTGATATGGCCTCTGGCCCTGATGAAACCGTGCTTAGTAAGCCAGTTGCCAAGGAGCCGACCCGCCCTAATCGCCTGAGCGTGATCCGCATTAGCTTCTTTGTACTGTGTCAGGACTGCCTGCGCCTCTCCATCTACTCCAGAGAGAAACACTGCGAGCAAGAGTTCTGCCAATGCGGCGGCCAGTGGTGCGGCTGTGAAAGCTGCAACGAACAAGCCCTCCTGCTGCTTCGCGGCGAGCGAGATCAAAACAAGCTGGGCCTGCAAGTCCCCATCTCAAGCTGGTCACCGGTGAACGGCTGCACGGTGGTAGGGGGTGCGGCATGAGCGACCTGTTTGAACTTGAGCCGCCCGTTGATGAGCTGGCTGAAACCGAGTCTGGGCCTGCTCACCTGCGGGCACCTGAACCTGTTAGCCAGCTGGCTAAGCACTTTGCTTTTTCTGTGGATGCGGTAAAGCGCGCCGACGAATTCAGCCATGAGGAAAAGATGTGGTTGGGAGGGATCCGTACTCTGTATTGGCTGGCACTGGGTCAAGGCGACATCGCGCTGGCCAGAGATATTGGCGATTGGTGGTTTGAGAACGCGAATAAGTACGGCGTGTGGGAGGTAATCGCATGAACCACCGCCTGATATCAGACATGGAACGGGACTTGAGTTGGTGGTGGGAAGACTTGCGCGGCGACAGTGCGCGCCTACGCAGGTATCAACGCCATCTCATTGAGTGCCGCCAGCTATCGCCTCGACCACGGGCCACCATCGCGCTGACCCTTCGTCAGTGCGCGGCAGCCCGCCGGATGTGTGCCCACACCACCCTCGTTATCAAGGCCCGCCGTTGCGGCCTGAGTTCGCTGTTAGGTTCCGCTGCACAATGACCAACAAACAAAAAACAGGGCCAGCCGCCGAGGCTGGCCAACTTGGTTTTGCCATCTCTCGCCTGCCAACGCCAAAGCTCAATCAGCTGCCGCTATCTAAAAAGGCTCTGCGGTCGCGCATCGATGCGCTCGCCAACTCGATGCCGGGCACCAAGCTGGAGGCCGCCTTTGTCGGCGCCCCTGGTGAATACGATCTGGTCTGGGCGGTGCAACTGCTCGATGGCCTCCCCCCGCAGTTCACCCAAGTGCTGTTCAAGCAGTACGTGCGCCGCCGGAAAGATGGCGCCGCCCGCAACTGCCGCAGCGCCAACATCTGGTTACGGGAGCGGGTGAAGTGGGTTCGCTCTCTGGTAATGGCGTTGCCGGTCGATGCCCAGCAGCTGCGCGATGATGACGGCCGCAAGCGGGTCGCTCACCAGTTCGCCAACCAGACCGCGGCCATCTGGAAAAACATCGAGCAGAGCACCACCAAAGGTGAAGGGGATCTGATGGCGACATGGGAAGCCATCAAGCAGCCTGCCGACCAGTGGGCATTCATCGGAAAGATGCCGGACTTCAAAACCATCGAGGCGCGGAATAACTGGATCTTGAGCGTGATGGTGCGCCTGCTCTCTGCCAAGTGGTGGGAGAAGCGGGTGAACCGCTGCTGGGATCGGCTGCAGGAGCACATCGCCATTCTGCTGGGTAAGGTGCGCAAGGGTGTCTCTGCCTACGTCTCGAACGCCACCATGAAAGTGGTGCGCGAACGCAAGCGGGCCATGATGCGCTGGCTTGCCGAGTCGGAAGTGATGAACGGCCAGCACGATCTGGTGATCTCAATGAAGGATTGCTGGGAGGCCAGCGTCTCCAATCCGGTCAACCGCCGCGCCGAAATGATGACCCGCATGCGCGGCTTTGAGGATTACGCCGAAGACCAGGGGCATGTCGGGGTCTTTTTCACCTGGACAGCCCCGAGCCGGTTTCACGCATGGAAGACCGCCAGCAATGGCAAAACCATCGAAAACGACAAGTACCAGGGAGCCACCCCGCGCGAAACTTGCGCCTATTTGGGCAAGCTGTGGAGCCGTGCCCGCTCATATATGAAGCGTTGGGGGATGCCTGTCTATGGCTTCCGAGTTTGCGAGCCGCACCACGATGGAACACCGCACTGGCACATGCTGCTATTTATGCGCAAATGCGACCGGAATGGGGTGATCGACACCCTGCAGCGTTATGCCCTGACAGATGATCGGCAGGAGCTGGAGCGTAGTAATCAGGGCACTCCATTCACCGACTTCACTCCGCGTTTCGATTGGAAGGAGATCGATCCCTCCAAGGGCGATGCCACCGGCTACATCGCTGCCTATATCGCCAAGAACATCGATGGTGAGCATGTGGATGGTGATGACGAGGCGGGAACCAAGGCTGACCAAGGCGCCCAGCATGCCTGCGCGTGGGCCAGTTGGTGGGGGATCCGCACCTTTCAACAGATCGGCGGTGCGCCTGTAGGCATCTGGCGCGAGCTGCGCCGCATCAGCAACGCCAAGAAGAATGGCGAACTGGTGGGGCCACCCAAGCCGGTGTTGCAAGACCCACGCTTTGAGGCCGCCCGCTATGCCGCCGATAACGCCATCTTTCGTTGCTACATCGAAGCCATGGGCGGCGCACTGGCTACCCGTGCCGAGCACCCCATCAAGCTGGCCCACCTCATCGAGGAGCAGGCCAACAGCTACGGCGAAGACATCAAACGCCTGATGGGGCTGCACTCCGCGCACTTGGGTATCAAGACCCGCCTGCAAGGGTGGGAAGTGGTACCAGCAGGCACCTATGAGGCCACCAAGGCCGCCAGAGTTTCGGCTGGGGGTGTTGGGGTTAAGACGGGCGACAGCCCGGCACCTTGGAGCTCTGACAATAACTGTACGCAGCCGGATCCTGATGCGTTCGCGGATCAGTTAATGGCAGAGCAATGGGGGTTATCGCCCTTCTCCATCGGTCGTTTGCGCGAAGGCGCCAGCGTCAGCGTGGACGGTTTCAGCCTCTGGCTTGAGAACGGTCAGGTGCAATCGGGCCGAGCGATCCCGAGCGAACCGGATTGGCAGCCTGAGGGCCAGCGGCCAGCCGAACAGGGCCAGCCGGATGAGTACGCGGTGCCGGAAGGCGATCAGGACTGGCCGATGCTGGTTGAGCTGTGCGGCAAGGTCTACCAGGCACAAGGCCACACCGGGGCGCACCGCTGGATCGAGATGCTGCCGGAGCCATATCAGTCACACATGTGGGCCGAACTGGAGAAGCTGGATACCCCGGAGTGGCTGCAAGAACAGAACGACTACAGCGAGGAGTGGGTATGAACAACACACAGACCGTCAGCCGCGAAGAGTACCGCCGCCTGGATAATCGGGTGACCTGCATTCTCCAGCAGCGCTGGCCAGCCAACGAGATCAGACAGTGGGTGGGGATGCTCAAGGGCAAACAGCAGTCAGTGGCCTGCGCCATCCTGCGCCGCCGCCATCCTCGCCCAGCACTGCTGGCCCTGCCGGCCATCGCCACCGAGGTGCCGGCACCGTATCAGGCCAGAGCCAACCGCCCAACCGTGCCGGTGCTGACAACAGATGGCCGCTCTGTTGGCCGCCGCCATATCGTGGACGGTCTCACCCCCGTGGCCATCGACCAGAGCGGCACCATCCGCTGCGCCGTCACTGGCCGTACCCTCTTTATCGCACCGGGCAGCCCCATCGACCGAGCCAACCCGGGAGCCGCCGAACAGCTCAACTCAACATACCAGCCAACCCTGCACCAGGTAGTGGCTGACCATCGTCAAATCGAAGCAGGAGAGTAACCATGAGAAACATCGATAAGGAACAGGCAAGCGTGATGGCCAGCAGCTGGTTGCTGAACTGCAACATCCTGGACACCGAGACCACCGGGCTTGATGACCAAGCCGAGATAGTAGAGATCAGCATCATCGACCAGTTAGGGAACGTGATTTTTGATTCCCTGGTTAAGCCACAAAAACCGATCCCGGCAGAGGCCACCGCCATCCATGGCATTACCAATGACATGGTGGCTACCGCCCCGAGTTGGGCAGACATCCATGATGAAGTGTGCCGGATTGTCAGCTGCAAGCCGCTGGTCATCTACAACGCTGACTACGACATGCGCCTGATGGCTCAGACTGCGGCGCTTTATGGGCTACAGCCGGTTACTGCCAACGCGGGGGTTCATTGCGCAATGCTGGCCTATGCCGAGTTCTATGGCGACTGGAATGACTACAAGGGCTCATATCGTTGGCAGCGCCTGACAGCTGCCGCTGCCCAGCAAGGGGTTGTGACTGACGGCCAAGCTCACCGTGCACTGGCTGACGTAATGATGACGCTGGGCGTGCTGCAAGCGATGGCTCGGCAACAGGCAGGGGGCGAAGCATGAAAATCGATGCACTGTGTTTAGCGTTTGAATCTGATGGCGTTACCTATTTCGTCAATACCAAAAAAGATGACTGGGCCCTGATCCTGCGGATGGTTCAAGGAATGTCAGCCACAGGCAAGCTGGAGGTAACTCCGGCCCCTGCCAACGTTCAGTTCACTACGCTGGCGGATGCCATCAAGGCGTCAGCATGAGAGACCCACGCAAATATCCGGTACCAGGTGATGTGATCACCCGCTTCGGTACCACCAGGGAAGTGACGGCCACCAAGCAGAACGAGCGAAGCACCGTCACCCATGTGGTGTACCGCCATCCGGCAGTTGACCTGCCAGAGACCGAAGCCACAATCGCCAGCTGGCGGGCGTGGGCCAAGCAAGATGCCATGGTGGTAAGGGCGGTGTGGCAATGAGCGCCCATATCGACCCGCTCGGCATCATATGGCTGATCGGCCATGTGCTGTTTTATCTGATCGTCATTCCGGACTTGTGGCGCCGTTGCGGATGGGGAAGACAGAAGGGGGCAAGGGATGAATGACGCAACCAAGCGCAAGCAGGCCCAGCGGGCCAGACGGGCGGCTCTCGGTATCAAGCGGGTGGAGGTGGCGCTCTCAGAACGGGAACGCCAGCAGCTGGACCACCTGCGCATCGCCCGGGCTGGCAGCGGTGAACCCTACTCCGCCGACGAGTACATCAGCACCCTGATCAGGCGGGACTGGGAACGCTGGCTGGAACAGGAGGCCGAACTGAAACAACAGACCTGCCCCAACTGCGACTGTGCACTACCGCAAGGATGCGGCGGCGCATTCACCGGCCAAGCCGAATGCTGGCACACCCAGGGCGACAAGGAACTGGCCTTGTAAGGGTGAATATGATCGGGAAGGGGAAAATAAAGAGGGCGCTATTGCGCCCTCAATCCGTTCAGTACCATTTGCCGCCCCTCTGGCGTGAGTGAACCAACCAGGTTCAGTACCAACTGGCTCGCCGTTCTCGATGAAGGGCTCAGGGGATGCGAATAAGAGAGACACGCAACCCATGTGTGGCCGCACTCTGCATCTGTGCACTGACAATAAAGGTCAGAAACATCAGGGCTGAGCTTGTTGGTCTTGGTAATGCGACCACGTTGGCCACACTCTTTGCAATACACCCGCATCACATCCCCCTTTCTCTTATAAATCAACGATCTATTATGCCATGGCACACTGTTTATTTATACAGCAGAACCGATGGTTTCCCGAAAATCGACCCACAGCGCGCGGGGCAGCCCGGCACTGTTGATGGAGTCCTTGATCAGTTCGCACAGTGGCAGCACCTCGTTGCGGGCATAGGTGGCGTCATACTTATCTGGGTCACCCAAGCCGCCGCCGCCATTGGTCGGAATGATACCGGCAAGGGCGGGCGGGTAACGGTGAGCCGTCAGCACATCCTGGGCGGTGATCCCCTTGATGGCAGCGAACTCGTCTTTGGTCGCGATATCACCCACCGGGATCAGCTTGATGCCGTCCGGCTTGCCTTCAGGGATGTTCACGAACATCGAGCGGAAGTTACCAACCCCCTTGGAGTTGGCGATCATCTGCTTCATCTCCTCCTCGGTTTCATCGTCCATGTTCGGGTCTGTGGTGTAGAAGATGAACCCCATGTGGGCGCCGTTGAGGAAGTATTTGCGGCGGAACAGGGTGGCATCCTGGTTGAGCAGGGCCGACTGCAAGCCGCCCAGATAGTCGGGCATGCCATAGACCTGCTGCTCTGGGTCGTACTGGGCCAGCCAAATCACATCCTCGGGCCGATAAACCAGGTTAGGCTTGCCCTGCTGCAGATAGACAAAACAACCGTCAGCACGGCGGCGCAGATAGACGCTGGAAAGCGGGTGCAGCCCCACCACCTGGCCAAAGCCGTTGCGCAACTTGAGCAGGCCGCCGTCACCGAATTGCACGTAGTTGTGCACATAGGCGGTGATGACATTGCGCTGTGTGGTGAAGCGACCCGCCACCATATTGCGGCGCGCCATCAGGATCGCCCCGTGGTGAGCGTTGGCCCGAGCCACCTTAGCCAGCCCCTTGCGGTCGATGGGCGGCTGGTAATATTCCCCATAGGGATTGAAGAACACCCCGGTGTAATCGGTCATCCAGGCCGTGGGGTCGATGGCCTCAGCCGTGCTGAACATCACAGATGGCCGAGGGGATGAGGTGGCCACCTGCTGGGCCGGTTTTTGTCGTTTGGTCATGCTGCCTTCTTCTGCTGGCTGGTTACCCAGGTGGATTTACGTTTGCGGTTGGTATCGAGCGGCTCATTGGCCACGGCGTGGGCGATGGCAAAAAACACGTCAGCGTGTCCGGTCACATTGTCCCGAGCGGCGCGGAACGTCATCTGGCCGCCGCCGGTGGTGCTGCGCTTGATGGCGAGGAATGCCAGCGGGATATCCCGATCCGAGCTGTCCCACTCGATGCGGTTCGCCTCCACCACATCGATCATCTTGAGTACCAGCCTCGATTTGCTCTCGATGCTGTAGTTGATGGGGTGGCACACCCCTTTGAAGATGGGCTTCAACAGGTCAAACACCCCGGAGCCGATGCCGGAGACATCGACCCCGAGATAAGTGACCCGGAACTTCTTGGCAATGCGCTCGATCTCCTGCGCCTGGAACTGGAAGTTGAGCCCGCGCCAGTAGTGCTTTTCCAATACACGGAACCGCTCACCGGCAACCATGGGCGGGGCAACCACCACCAGGGTGGCGTTGTCGCGGGTGCGGCTCGGGTCGTAGCCCATCCACACCTCGCGCCGCCCGAACGGGTCAGGTCGCCCGGGCTTGTAGTCCTCCCATCGACTGGGGTCCACCCCTGCCCGCTCCATATCCTGGAACTTGAACACAGACAAGGCATCATCGATAAAGCGGCACATGTAGAGGCGATCGAACACCTCTTCGGGGTACTCGTCCTTGAGCTCCTCGATATCGATGAGGTTGCAACCAAGGCGAATGGCATCCTCGATGGTGATGACGTAACGCCACTGCCGATCAGGGCAGATGCGGCCGCCGTCGCGCAGATCATCTTCACCAGGGAAATCGATGGCCACCCGGCTCGGGCGCTGGCCCTTCCAGCGATCCCCCGTCCAGAACCGGTACGCTTCGTGAACCTTGCTCGATGGCGTTGAAAAGTAGGTCTTGCGCCAGCGGCTCTGGGTCGCCATGGCGCTGGCCACATCCGAGAGCTTCTCGAAGTTGGGGATCCAGAAATACTCGTCGATGTAGACGTTGCCGGAACGGGACTGGGCGCTGTTGGAGTTGGTCGAGCAGAAGTGCAGCTCGGCCCCGTTCGACAGAACAATGGGGTTACCGGTCAGGGTGACACCGAGGAAGGTCTGGGCAATCTTGCAGATGTAGGAGCGGAACACCTCTGCCTGGGCGCGGGTGGCTGACAGGAATATCTGATTGCCGCCGGTCAGTACCGCATCTTCCAGCGCCTCACCGGCGAAGTAGTAGGTCATGCCGATCTGGCGTGACTTCAGGATGTTACGGGTGCGCGGCAGTGCCGGGTCGTTCTTGGCCTCGCGGCAGCGCAGCTGATAGCCGAACAAGGTACCAAGCCACTCGGCAAAGTCTGCCTCGGTGAGGTGGCCGATCTCGTTCTTGGCCTTCTTGCCGCCCTTCCCTTTGCGGCCACCGCCATCCTGCCCGCCCCTGCTACGCGGGGAACGGTCGGGGGAAGGCTCGTCACCGGATTCACGGCGGGCGGTCAGCGCCTGCTGGCGCTCGGCCCACTTGAGTGCCTTCTCTTTCAGGCTGACATGGTGCCCGACCAGTCGGTCGATTTCGTCGAGTTCTTCGGGGGTTTTCTTCTCTCGGCCCAGCAGAGAGTGCAGGCGGCGGGCAATGGCATCCTCCACCGCCTCTTCGGTCAGCAGGTCACGCCAGCCGTACTTCTCGGCCCAGAAGTAGACTACCCTGCAGGAGTTAAGGCCAAGTTCGTCCTTGATCTCCTGGGGTGTCCAGCGCTTAAGATAAAGCCCCCGC